CGCGTAGCGTAGCAATAAGTTTCGCGTAATCGATCTCGCGCTTCTTTTTGTGTTCCAATAGCGACTGACTTTAGTCCGAGTGTGACGATCTGTGCTGACGCGACAGTTCGATTTTCCATTTCTCTTTCCTATGGCTTTGCAGGCCAGTTTATTCCGGTAAGGTTTCCATCTGCATCGAGGCTCGGACTTTGTGTCGTGATATCTCTCAATGCTTGACGATAGGCTTTCATTTCATCGCTCATCGTGACATCCGCTAACGCATAAAAATCAGTTTCGATAATCCTCAAATTTCTTTCTGTGCGTAATTTTTTCATCGGCTCGGCATTATCTAAAGCAGTTTTTTTTGCCGTGACTTGCGACCAAGTAACACCCCATGTTGATACATCATCCGATTCGACGGCGATTCCATTTGAATCTTCGCCCGTGATTTTACGAAACATCGATTTAAACTCAGCCTCTGATGAAGGTTCGCCCCGTAAAACCCATTGAGCAGTTCCGAGTAATTCGCTGAGAGCTTCTCCTGCTGTCGCCATAATTGTCTCCGTTATCCAGCAATTTCTAATAGACTGATTGTATCCGTTCCGGCAATTGCGCGGAAAGATGAACTGGCATCAGCGACCTTAAAGTGAACGGTATATGTGGTTGCCCCCGTTGTATTCGGAGTATCAAAAAACATAAACGTGCCGGAAAAACCAACATTTCCACCAGCATGATCGTACATGAACAGTGGTGTGCCGCTTGAGCGCAGATTGCTTGAACCTCTGAATATTGTCACGCTTGACTGAACATTCGATCCGCCGTCTTGTGTCGCACTGAAAGTCGCTGTGACTAATATTTTACTTGAAGTCGCTGTCGGCGTGATACTTGCCGCCAGCGTCGTCGCTGTAAAACTCGTAGCATTGCTGTTTGTCGAAGTAAGCACATCGTTCAAAGCCACCACTTGAAGAACTTTTCCCGCACCACTCAGGGTTCCTCCAACCGTAAGATTTCCGACAATTTCAACATTCGTCGTACCAGTCGGAACCTTCAAAACATCTGCGTCAGCATCGTTCTTGATTGTTACATCGTTTGTAGAGCCCTGACCTGTGAGGATCAAACCTTCTGCGGCTGTTTTGCCTATCGCCGCCGCATCACCCGCCGCAGTATCACCCGTCGGATTAAATGTTAATCCGGTCACATCTGCAGGGAATGTGCATAAGCCTCCATCCGCAATGGTCATCGCATCATCGCCATCTGAGAATGCGATACCCCTGCATTGTATCTCAGTCACAACATCATTCGATTGATCTAACAACGCGATAGGGATAAACGCATCGTTGTCTTCATTTCTGATAGATAAAATATTCGTAGAAGTATTGTAGAAAAACTGGTTCGCAAACGTAGTTGATGGTGCGCTCGTGCCAGAATTGTTCGACGCTAATGCCTGAAGTGAACTATTCAACTCCGTTCTGAATGACGGAAAACCTTGGTTTGCTATGGTGAAATCTGCTTGGCTCATTATGCGACCTCTCGTCCGGCTCCTTTAGCAACGAAATCAAAAGTTCGATCAATGGCTGATCCGCTACTATTCTTAAACGTTATTGTAAACCCTGTGCGTGACTTTGACGATAGTTCATAAAAATCCCCCGTCTGAAGGTTTTGCGCTCCGATTCCTATCGCTGGCGTGGCTTGGAATGCCTTGGTAAACGTCACTGCTTTTGCTCCAGCCCCACTTGCGACATCTTCTCCCGATTCAACTCGCTCGCCCATATCTAGCTGAACTGACAGGAAGGTGACCGCTGGAGTCGCCTGATCGTCCGTTGTCGTCAGTCTAGCTCTGAACTGAAGACCTCTTGCCTTAAAATCACTGACGGTAAATGTTTTAAAATCTCCATAGGTTGGGCTTCCTGATGGATTATCGGTTGTGAAACGACATTGAACCTCTACCCCAACATCGTCGAACGCATTGACATCGCCATCGAATAGACCTTGCCGTGAGTCGAAATTACCTTCAGCCTCATCAAATGTCGAAACATAATCGACCCGAATCGACCGTACAATTGAAGTTGCTCGCACTAAAAAGATAGCCCCAAGATCAACTGTGTTCTGGAAGTTGTAGAATCCTTCTGCATCCACGTTTCCAGCACCACCGTCGAACAATCCGAGGGCGTCATCAAAGTTTCCAGTAACCGAATCAAAATTGATGGAAGTGTCCAGAATGAGTCGATCTTGATCATCTATTTCGACCGTATCATCAAATGTTCCATTGAAATCAGGGCTTTCCGTGATTGTCTGAATCGGTTTGAAATTGTCTAACTCGTCAATGTTTGAACTCAAAACAACAGTTGCAGGATTCAAACTCGCAAGTCCCAATTTATCCACAGACTTGACGAAATATGTGCCGTTTCTTGCTGGAACGAATACAGAGGTTGCAGGGCGGCTCACCTTATCCACCAATGGATTACTGTTCTGATATGTCATCGATGAATCAGTAGACGCAAATCTCAGCCTGTAGTGACTTAGATCAGCGTCAGCTACGGCGTTCCAACTCAGCAAATATTGGTTGCCTATCAAATTTCCGCTCAGCCCTGTGACATCGGCTGGCGGTGCAGTTTTACCAACTACCTCATGCGTGATAGTAGTAAATGGTGACTTGACCCCCAGCGTATTGATGACTCTTGCCTTGACCGTGTAGACCAAACCGTCCTCAATGTTGACTTGCTCAAATCGTCCTTCACTTGCTTGCCCCATCGTGACGAACTCTGTGGTTCCTGCTTTCTGACTCTGAACCTCAAATCGATCTGCAAACTGATCAGATGTGGATAAGTTTGCAATCAAGAAACTAACAGCCTCTTCGTTCAAGGTTCTGACCTCATCCGATACTGTAAGAACCGGAGCCGCTACCGTCAAAGGGTCTGGCAGATTAGAACTTGCAGTCGCGGGCTGGGTCTTGTCATTGACCCAGGGATAAATAGTTGCGTCATGCTCGGCTAAGGAGACATTCACAGTCGCATCGAAATTGATCGACAAGCCTGTTACACGAAACTTTTTATCAGTAAACGCTGGGGTACTGTGGGTCACTGTCACAATGTCGCCCACAGCGCATTTGAGGGCGTCTGGCGTAGCTACAAATGACATTTGAAGACCAGCCAATCGGCTTTGCTTCAAAAGAGTCTTTGCTATATTCCGAGCCTGATAATAACTGGTAATCGTGTTTAGATTGATTTCTGTTTCTAGTGGCTTGTTATTGTCTTCAGCAAGAAATGTGGTGTAGTCAGCAGAATCAGCGTCAGGAAAGATCACTGCATCAGCCTGATAATTAGTTTCTGGGTTTACAAACTTTGCAGTTACGCGATTGAATTTATTGCCTTTCTGCGATCCCTGAATCTTGAATCCTGAGATGATGTTGGACTCTGTGAACGCAAAAGTAGCCGTGTAGTCATCTTCGACAAACACTCTGTAGGTTCCGTTCTGAAATGGCATCATGCCTTGGAATCCAGCCAGTAGAATTTTTGTATTGCTGAACAGCGTCTGATTGGTATTAATTACAGCGTTACACTGGAATCGCTTGATCTGTACTCCTGACCCACTAAATGTTTCGTTCGTAGTATCGCAAGCATTGGCCGCCGCACTGAATGTCGTATCGTCCAATAAACTAGAGTCCAGCCCTTTACCGTATCGACTGTTCGTCAAATAGTCCCTCAGACACAACACAGGATTATCTGAGAAGGCCGTCGATGAATCTCTTGGATCAAAGACTTTTCTACCCTGTACAATCGCGTTGATCGTAGGAATTGAGCTAAATACATCGCTGTTGAACTGAATCTTGATGCCAAGATATGCGATGCCCGACAACTTATCGTTAGATGTCCAGCTAGGAGCCTCAAGCAAAGTCGTCGAGGCTGATTGACCATCTGTCCCAACTTTCTTATCAATCGTGATATATGGCTCATATTTTGAACCAGACAAGTTCTCATCATTGATGAAAATGTCGCCTATCTGATGAACTTCGCCTTCACATAAAACGAGACAGATGAACAGGCTTTCGTTTTCTGCACCAGATGTTTCGATGAATACTCGCGTCCCGCCAACTTTTCTTTCACCATAGATAACAGGTATCGGAGCGATGTTGCTGTTTTTATTGACTAAAACACTGGACGCATCCTGATCGATGTCAGGTAATTCGGGGATATCGACAAACCATGAGATAACATCGCCAACAAGGTCAACGGCTACATCGATGACATCCTCGACCAAATCGACAGTATCATTGACAACATCTTTCGTCGTTCGTAATGGGTCATTGAAAAAGTCGGAAATGAACCCCATCAGGCTTTACCCCACTGAATGTCTTTGACTGAGTTTGCCGCGAATCTCATACCTGTATCTGTGGGAAATAGATACTGCTGACTGTTATTGTTGGTAAATCGTCCCGCCTTACGTTCAAAGTCAGACCAGTGGCTTGCGAGTTTCATATTCACAACGGCTGAGTTCTTACTATTCTGCAAATCATAACCAACAATCTCCCCGTCGAATGTTTTGATCGGGTCACCGGATATCGCCCCTGCACTCGTCAGTATCGCAAGGAATATTTGAACTTGCCGATTTACATATGTTTGATTGAGGAAGATTGACACATACGCTTGATCAACAGCGGATAAAGTTATATTGACTGTACCGACTCGTAGCTGATTCGTTTCTTGCGTCGAGGAAATAGAGAGAAGATGACCAGCCGCGATATATTCATTGGACTCATAAGTGATCGGAAAAAAGTTGTCTGTAAGGAAAAGCTCTGTTGTGAAACCAATCCTGACCAAATGCGCTAGTCTCAGCTCATCTTGTTCTAGTGCAGTCTGAGTCGTCGAATTAATCGTGCGTGTCACGGGATAACCTCGATCATATCTATTTCATATGAATATTGTTCATTTGCGTTGAGATCATACGTCTGAATATCGTTTCTCAAGCGCATGGTGAACGGCACACTGTCAAATGTGATCACCTCGTCGTTTGCTACGTTTGCGAC